TGTTTTAATAGGAATGGTATCACAAGAATCCGATACAGCGGAAAAAGTGGTGGACCAATCAAAGACAACAAAAAAAGGACAATTAGGAATTGTAGACAAAACCTTTATTACAGACAATGAAGAAGGCAAGCGTATTGCAAAAGTTCGCATTCGAGAACAACGAATTCCCGCCATTGGAGATAAAATGGCATCCAGAGCAGGACAAAAGGGAACTATTGGGTTAGTTGTTCCTGAATGTGATATGCCATTCACTAAGGATGGAATTCGTCCGGACTTGATTGTGAATCCTCATGCGTTACCTAGTCGCCAAACAATAGGACATTTGGTAGAATGTTTGATTGGCAAAGCATCTGCGGTTGTTGGTGGCTATGGAGATTGTACGGCATTTAACAATAAGGGAAGCAAAGTGAAAGTATTTGGAGAGACCTTATGCCAATTAGGTTATCATTCCAGTGGTAACGAAATATTGTATAATGGAATGGATGGCACACAAATCGAAAGTGAAATTTTTATGGGACCCAATTACTACATGCGTTTGAAGCACATGGTAAAAGACAAAATTAATTATCGTTCTCAAGGTCCTCGAACAATGTTAACTCGTCAAGCTGTTTCTGGTAGAGCGAATGATGGTGGATTGCGTATAGGAGAAATGGAACGTGATTCTGTCATATCTCACGGAACTACTGAATTCTTGAAAGAATCAATGATGGAACGAGGTGATAAATATTACATTGCCGTATGTAATAAAACTGGAATGATGAGTGTTTATAATCCCGAAAAGAATATCTTGATGAGTCCAATGGCAGACGGTCCTATTCAATATGTTGGTTCGTTGGATAGCGAAGAATTACACATTCAGCAACTATCTAAATTTGGCCGTGATTTCAGTTTGTTATGTGTTCCTTATACATTCAAATTACTATTACAAGAATTACAGACTATCAATGTACAAATGAGATTGATTACAGATGACAATATTGATCAAATCGAGCATATGACCTTTTCCAAGAACATTCAAAAGTTGATGCATATGCCAACCAGTGATAACCGAGAAGTTATCCGACGCATTCAAAGGGAAATTAATAATAAATTAGGACCTAGACAACCAATGATATCGACATTGAATGTTCAACAACAGTCCGACACTTCTTTAGAAACATCTGGACCAGAAACTCCAGAAACACCTCCTCCACCACCTGGACCAGAAACTCCAGAAACACCTCCTCCACCACCTGGACCAGAAACTCCAGAAACACCTCCTCCACCATCTGGACCAGTAACTCCAGAAACACCTCCTCCACCATCTGGACCAGTAACTCCGGAAACACCTCCTCTACCATCTGGACCAGTAACTCCGGAAACACCTCCTCTACCATCTGGACCAGTAACTCCAGAAACACCTCCTCTACCACCTCGGGGAGCATTGGGAGAGCAGGTAGATGAATTTCCCATAGGAACAAGAGTAAATTATCTCCGGGATTCTAATCCTAACCGTATATGGAATGTAACAAATGTAACTGGGAAATGGTTAACAATTAAAACAGACCAACCATCAAATGATGGTTCGGATACAACAGAAGTAGTAACAGTGATGGATATTAAAAAACCTGAATCTACACCAATGAGTGGAGGAGGAATGAATGGTGGCGGCATTAATTTTGCCCCTGTAATAACTATTACCAATGGTGGCACAGAACCTAATACAACCATGACCGGAGGTGCAGAACCTATTACAACAATTACTGGAGGTAGCACTCATAGTAATCCACAAATAAAAGAAGAAGAGAAAACAGGAGGAGGGATATTAGATTTTGCAAATATGCTCGTTAAGAAAGTAACATAACAAAAATTGAATTAACCGAATAAAAAAGATAAATGTATCCTTTTTATTTATAGAAATGTCTTCTAATAGAACATTGAAATTGTATCGTGCAAGGTTAACTGTATTGGAACAATTGAACACATTGGGCTTTGAAACGCAAAACTATGAAAATTTTAGTATAGGCACTGTAGATATTATGAGTTCTAAAGACCAATTGGATATGCTACTAACCAAACCTGATAACAGAAAAATATATGTGAAGTTCTTTCACGGAACTTTTGGTAAGAAACATTTAGATGAATTAACAGAAGAATTATTTGAAATTGAAAATATATTGACTAGTAGTGATACACTAATGATCATTATTGATGATGAACCCAATGATACTATTCAGACAAGATTGAAATACATCTGGGAACATGATAAACAACATGTAGTTGTTCATAACATTAACCGTCTTCAATACAATCTAATGAACCATGTCTTAGTGCCCAAATGTAATATCTTAACCGATGAAGAAACAACACTATTTAAGCAAAAATACAGTGTACAAACGAACAAACAATTACCAGAAATATCTAGATTTGACCCGCAATCTCTAGTAATGTGTATGCGTCCCGGCGATATTGTTCGTTTCGAAAGAAAAAGTCAGAGCGCACTCCACTATGATTATTATCGTCTATGCGTAAATTAAATATGTAAATATCATATAAGTAAACATGTCAACCCCAACAATTGTAGGATATAATACAAATGATTTTTTTTATGTAAGTGCTAATAATAATTTAATGCCATCTGAAAACGAATGTAAGGACATTAAGAATAATAAAGGAGAATATACGAGTTTTAATTTCGATGAACAATGCAATGTTGCAGGAAAAAAACAAGATATACTAGATGACTTGGATGGCAAGATAAACAACATAACAAAATGTATCAAAAAGGAATTGTGTGAAAATAAACGATTGGCAGAAGATATTCAACAAATGCAAAACAGAGATGGTAGTTCAGCACAAAGATTTAGTGATACACTAAGTATGTTTACTTTTACTTTGTTGAATACATTGAATATGGCAGTAGGAATAGGAATTGTGTCGTACTTAATTTACAAACACAAAAAAAATACTTGAATAATATAAATGACTAATTTTATTATTCCCAAGAAACAAAAAGATACTACAACAAATTGTGAACCATTTTCCGTAATGCAATATTCAATGCCCGAAGTAGAAGGAATGGATACACAAAAAGAGGTAGTAGATCTGCATACAAAAATAAACAACTTCAACAAAAAATATAATAGGTATATTCGTTGTACAAATGAGAAGATTAACAAAAATAACCAATTGAAATGTAGCGATGAAGAAAAAAACAAGGCAAACCTAACAAAAGAATTTACAGTGTTACAAAATAAATTGTCCGGTTTATCTGACAATAAAAATAAAATGCCGATATCTAATGCCAGTGAATTTGAATCCTCTTTCAATAAGATGGAAGAACACGTACAGATCATTCAGCGTCTACGTAATGAAAACAAAGAAAAAAACAAGATTCTACAAAATAAACCAGATTCTTTTCACGAAGATAAACAAAAATTATATGAATTGACTAATTACACTAACCTAATGATGACTATTTTAGGAACGACCATTATCTATTATCTATTTTTCAAAATTAACAGATAAAACATAATTGTATATAGTATAGAATTATGTCTAATAAACCCAAACAAATTGTTCCGTTGGATAGTGTGAATTTTAGTAGCAATAAACAAGAAATCAGAAAACGAATACGAAAACAACCTACCAATATGGAAGGGTTATATATTTTCTCTTGTTCTTCGTATTCTAATGAAAAACGCCAACCGTATAATGTATTCAATGATAACCTGAATTCCTATTGGGAATGTGATTATCGCAATAACAATGACTATAATAGATTGAAAACTTCTTACAAAGAATACACAAAAAATCCATACAACGGAGATAGTCCATCTAATTACCAAGGAGGAGGACATAAAACGAATCTGTTTACCACGATTGTTGGAGAAATTGGTAACAACAGAAAAATCAAAGGAGAATGGATCCAGATACAACTCCCTGAAAAAATATATTTGCAAAGTTATATTCTCACTACGCCCCCTTTTGGAAGCATAAATAACTTCCCTCGCAAATTTGCAGTCCTAGGTTCAAATGATGGAATTAACTGGACACTGTTAGATTATCAACAAGTTAATGATACTACACAAACAGGGCAAGTAAGAAAGTCGTTTAGCATGACCCCTCCTGAAAATTACAGATATTATCGTCTTATTGTAGAGCAAATGAAAAAAGATGTAGAACGCGTTAAACTAAGTCAATGGAAACTATTCGGCACAATGGATGTGTATCAAGAAGAAGACAAAGATACCTTTATTGGAATATATCGTGGTATGAATATCAGAACAGGAGGAAATACAGTAGTAGATGATAAAGAACAAGAAGATAAAAAAGAGCCCAAGGAAGATGGAGAACTTAATCCATATACAATGAATTTTCACTATACTATTTGGGGCACATTATTATTAGGAAGTTTAGCTGGTGTATTATTGATGTATTCCAAAAAAAAATATTAGATACAAAATACTATCCCTATAATTATATATCAATAGTATAAATGAATAACAAATTAAATCAAGTTAGTAAAGATTTGAAAGATTCATCTAATATGAAAATGGCTGGATATGTAGTCCTATATTTAGGAGCAACTATTGATGGTATTGATACAGAGCCGGTTGGTTGTTTATCCATCGATAAAGTAAAAGAGTTGAATGATAAAAAGAAATTAACTGTATCGTATAATACTACAACAAATGATGCGGTTATTCGCATGGGCATATTACAGGGAGACGAAAATTTCAAGTATAATAAAAAAATTATAGATAATAAGATAAGACTTCATAATGGATTGCGTTATAAAATTATTAAGGGAAATTACAATGGAAATGTCAATGTATTCAAAGGTACTCCTTACAAGTACGGAGTGAGTGATAATCTTACCAATTTTCAATGTGCTGTTAATAATTCATTGAACAACGAACAGGACATCCAAGTATCAGTTGAATGGTGTGGGTATATTATTCCCTCCAATAGCGGTTATCATACTTTTACAATGAAAGGAGGAAATCCAACCTATATGTGGATTGGTCAAGACGCCCACACTTTTTATGACAAATTAAATGCGTTTATTAAACCAACTACGGTATTTGGGAAACGAATGTTCTTGGAAAAGAATGTGCCTTATCCAATACGGATTCAGTATGCACAAAACGTATCCAAGGATGAGTTTTCATTGAACATAACACGTGAGGGAAAAGCTGTTAATGATTTATTTTGCGATGGCACAGTTGGTATTTTCCCCAAAAAAGAATATGTGTTTACCATTAAAAAAAGACCAAATCCCCAAAGTCAGTATGAATGTTACTATATGGAAAACTCAAAAGAGTTTACATTCAATACAAAATGTACCAATTTGAAGAAACTAATATCTGATCCTAAACCAGAAATAAAACCTGTTCCCTCTTCTACACAAAAGCAACCAAGTCAACCCAAACCGGATGCCAAAACAGAAACAGAATACTCATTTTTTAGAGTGTTTGTAAGTGATAAAATAAACAAATACTTTTTGCTGGATATTAATAAAGATAGTAGAAAACTACAATATATTGACCCTACAAGTAGCATCATTTCGTATGGTCCTACGTATTATGAACGGAACAATTATTCCATTTATTCTAAGGATAAGAATGACTTGTCCCAATACAAGAAAGTTACAGTTTCAGGTTCCACTTGTAAACAAGAATGTAGTAAAAATCCCAAATGTAGTCATGTATTTGAACAAACACATAATGTGGATAAAAGCATTACTTGCCTAATGAACATTAACGGGTCTCCAGTATCCAGTTATTCCCAGGTATCCCCTTCTGATATATACACGAGTAAGTTATATATACGACCACCAGAAATTAACATGAAAGTAGAAGATATTAATGTTAAGGTACAACCAGTTATAGAACCAACACCTAATGAAAGAAATAACAATAAACTAGAGTACTCATTAGATTATACTCCACTTTCTCTTGACAATCTAACCTTACATTCCAAATTTTGGAAAGCGGTGAAAAAACAAAAAGCATTGTATTTAGGAGGTGAACCTAACAAGAAATTAACCAAAACAGTGAAAACAGAAGGGTTTGATAATCAGTATGTATGCTCTAGCAATATGGAATATACGGATTCTTCTGGTGTAATTCAATCGATTATAAAGCATCAAATAACCCCTTTGGAAAAGAAAGTCGATATTCAACAACAGAATATACAAAATGTACAAAGAAATTATCACAACCTTAACAAGTCAATCGATGAACTGAATAAAGAAAAAAGTATTATGAACAGTCATAATCAATATAAAAAATTTAATAAACATGGACATAAACCTATCAAACATATTAAAGATGTTCGTAATGATGAAATTCAATCCCACATTAAAGCAAACGAACAAATGTTAATTCTTGGAACAATGGCTGGTGTTAGTTTATTAATAGCTCTTGCGATGAATAGATAATAATTGTAAAAATATATGATTATTATATAAATGAGTTCAATGGTTGATTTAAAGAGTTTTATTTCTCTACAAAAACAGAATGTGCAAGATATGCGTCATATGATTACAGATAAAGATTTGAATGATAAACGAACAAAGATTCAAAGTCAATTAGATAACCTGAATACCGCCTATGATGATGCAAATAAAACAACCAGTGATATTTTAACAAAACAGAAAAAGGTAGCATCTATTGTGAAAAACGAAAAAGAACAATTAGAGAAAGAGAAAGCCCAATTAGAAAATGAAATCATTGGAAAAGAACGGACTATAATGTTGAACGACAGTGCTCGTATGCGTAAACAAGAATATAACAAGATTTTATTAGTCAATATATTGGCTCTTTGTATTGTGTTCATAAGCGTTGTGCTTAGCAATAATTTTCCGTTTATTCCTCAATTTATCTTTACAGTAGTGTCTATTATAGCAATTTCCCTAGCCTTAATATATTCATTCAAACAGTATATTTATATCCAATCACGAACAAAGGCTGATTTCAATGAACTACAAAAAGCAGACCCTTACCTGAAGGACAAAGACGTTACAACTCGTGATCTTGCTAGTGGAGAATTTGATTTTGGAAGTATTTCTTGTATAGGTTCCAGTTGTTGTGATAAAACAATCATGAAATATGATCCGGAATTGAATAGATGTGTGTATACACCAAAAACTACCACACCAAAAACTACCACACCAAAAACTACCGAAACCTTTGTTCCTCAATATTTAGGTGTAGGCACCCATGCACAAGAAGTATATGGTAAAGCATAATTATCTATTGTTATAGTAATAATAATAGATTTAAAGTCCCAATGAAATTTGAACTCTTTAAAAACAAAAATACATGTCGTATATTATTTTTGGTCCTTATACTAATTTTCTCTATGTTATGGTTCATGCTTGGTGACAATAATGTAGAATTATATGAAAATTTAGAAAATGCAGTGAACGATAGAAAAATGAGTGAAGTTGTAGAATTTCCCCCTGTTGCGATTGAGTTAGAACCAGTAGGGAAAGGAAATGGTCCTGGAAATACCTTGGGAATTTGGACAGGAACTGTAACCAATCAACCATACGGAAATGGAGAATATAAAATAGTATTAACCGATTTCCACGAAAAAAATAGAAGTCAAGGTAATCCATTTACCATTGATCCACGTAGCGGTTCGAAATTAAAGATATTCAATAAATCTCCTCCAGTGAATACTGGTGACTATATACAAGATAACGGAGGCAGTATTTACATAAATGAAGTAAATAATACTTGGGGTAGCAAAGGAAATACAAGTATTGAATTAGGAGTAATTAGTTTTCCCGTGTCTTTTAGATTCACTTCGTTGGTTAGTCGTGGATTACAGACTGGTTCTTTGGCAAACACACACAATTTGAGAGATGTTATTTTACACGGTTCTATGGATGGTATTCGATATACTCCCATTTCAGGGACATCCACATTTGATGGTGGTACAACAGGTAAAATGGTTTGGAAAAATACAATACAAGAAGGAACATTGTTAAAATATTTAAAGATTTTTGCTTTTGCGAAAGAACCTCTGTATAATTCAAAAGCAAGCATTAGCGAACTTTATATATATGGAAGATTAATAGAGACGAAACAAACAAAAAAATATTCAGAACTGAAAGAAACAGTAAAGGAAAAGGAAAAAGAGTTAGATACTAACGAAAAAGAAACATCTATTCTTCGTTCCAAATTAAACGACTTAAAAGCCAATGTGAACTATCTTCTCACTAAAAAGACACAATACGAAGAAAAAGAAAAAAAGACCAGAAAGATATATAATTCAGTATATGAAGGGTTTGAACCAAAATATATACTAGACAAGGCGCAATATTATGCAAAGTTAATTAAAAGTAGAAAAGATTTAAACCTACAGGATCTACAGACTCAAAATAAGCAATTAGAAAAGACAGCAAAACGTATGAAAAATACAACACAAAAAGATAATCGGAAGGCGCATTACGACTTGGAACGTATTACTAATTTACTATTCTATCTTCGTATTATGATTATCATTTATTTCCTTTTACTTATTGTTCTTGGCTTTCTTTTTTATAGAAAACGTAGTGATATGTCGATTGTCCGCATATTTATTACTATGGGGACTCTAATTGTATTCCCATTTTGGTTATATTTATGGAAACGAAGTCTATATTACTCCAAAATAAATGTGAAAGATTACATCACCTAATAACGATAAATTTTTAGCAATGTAAAAGATATTCTTACTATATTATAAAGATTAATATATTAAGAATGAACGAATCATTTGGTATACCGAAATCATTGGGAAAACGATTCAATGAATACGGGTGGGATTGTGGTTGTTATAGGGATAGATATCCAGACCTAAAAGCGACGGGCTGGGACTGCAATAGACTTTTAGATCATTGGAAGAACTATGGAATGAGCGATAGAGAGCGTAGAATTCCAGGATGTGGAGATCCAAATACAAGAGAAACAGGTAATGAAGCATTTGTAAAAGAGAAATCACTATTAGCTTTAGGAAATTTTCACGGAGCACACTCTTTTAATGATATAGAAATAGAGGAAGCGTGGTATGGTCTGAATAGATTTCGATATAAACGAGTACATACCCAAATTAAACGGTTTGTAAATAATAATAGAAACAATAACGGTGCAACTCAGTTAGTAGACCATGAACTCTTTGGAGTTCATGATCCAGCACCTGGTATTCCCAAATTTTTATACATAAGATGGACCAATTTACGTTTGAGAAGGGAACGAGAAGAACGAGAACGTAGAGAACGAGAAGAACGAGAACGTAGAGAACGAGAAGAACGAGAACGTAGAGAACGAGAAGAACGAGAACAACGAAAACAAGCAATACAAACAAAAGATTGGGATTGTGGTTGTTATATTAATAGATATCCAGACCTAAAAGCGTCGGACTGGGGTAGAACATATAACTGCAATGAAGCTGCAAATCATTGGAAGAACTATGGAATGAGAGATGTAGAGCGTAGAATTCCAGGATGTGGAGATCCAAATACAAGAGAAAAAGGTAATGTAGCATATGTAAAAGATGGACAACTATTAGGTTTAGGAAACTTTCACGGAGCACACTCTTTTAATGATATAGAAATAGAGGAAGCGCAGTATGGCGCGGATGGATTTAATAATTTACGAAATGTGGATAACCAAATTAAAGAGTTTGTAAATAATAATAGAAACAATAACGGTGCAACTAAGAAAATACATTACCGCGACTTAGGAATTCCTGATCCAGCACCTTTTAGAAAAACGGTATGGAAAAGGGGACGTTTTGGAAATATGGTGAAAGTCACCGAATATCAACAAAAGACCAAAATTTTACACATAAGATGGACCAATTTACGTTTCAGAAGGGAACGAGAAGAACGAGCACGTAGAGAACGAGAACAACGAGAACGAGAACGTAGAGAACGAGAACGTAAACGTAGAGAACGAGAACGAAGAATACGTGATGCACGAACGAAAGTAGAAGATACAAATCGCACGAACGCCCAAGAGTTTAATAAATATTACAACGAACAAATAAATATTCTTCAATCGATTATTAATAAGTATGATGCAAAAATTAACAATTTACAAAAAGAACAAAATATAATACAAGGTAAAAAGGAAGGATTTTCCTTAATGGGGGTCAAAGAAAGTATTATTTCTATCCCAGAAGGAAAGAACACTATCAAACAAATAAACAAAGACACAGATACTAGCATACAGAAAATCGAGGAGTTGAAAAACCAAATAGATATTTTAAAAAATAAAATCACCAATATTCCCAAAGGAGATAGACGTGTAAGCGAGTTGAACACTGAAATATACAAACTTAGACAAAATATTGCAAATATGGAAGTTAAGATTAATATTCGTAAAAATCAAAAAACAGCAGACAAAAACAATATAAATTATTATAACATGCTACTTACCCAAAACAAAACCATTAAAAAGGAATATGATAATTTAAAAACGATGTTCGATACAGGAAACCAGAAGACAGGTTATATGAACCCTTATGTAGAAAAATTACAAAAGATAAAAAATGTGTTGTTTATTGTTTACTTCCTTGTAGTCATTATATATGCATATTTTATTTATTTCCCTTGGTCTTGGGATAAATTGACAACAAAGACGCTATATATGCTATTATTTGTAGCATTCCCTTACATCATTTCTTTTGTGGAATTACATCTAATCAATATGTTTCGTTTCCTATATTCATTCATTTTTGATATTCCATTTCGTAAGTTCCACATGTAATATAGTGTAATAGTAAAAAAATATTACATTATATAGATAGTTAGTTAGTTAGTTGGTCTAATTTACACAGTCATCTGGATTCTCATCATCATTGATTTCAATGAAAGATACTCCTTTCCATAGTCGTGCGCTGCTTGTCTGGCGCTTATACAATTTGTCCATTTCCTCAAATAGTTCGCGCTGCTGTGGTGGCTTTCCAGACATATTCTCATTATGCCATAGACTATATACATGAACCAAATCTGCCTTCTTGATAGATCCCTTAGGGTCTTTCTGTATACGCTCTGTAACGAATTGGGAAAAGTAATCTTGCTGCTGTTTGTATTTATCGCTTGCCTCACGAACAATCGCACATTCCTTTACAATGCCATTATTTGCAACTGCTCGGTTCAACAACATAGAGGCGAATACTTCTTTCCAATCATCGAATTTCTTAATTAGTTCGTGATTAATAGGGAATTGATATGGTTGATTAGGATCGTCCTTTACAGGATTCTCCGTAAAGAGTGCTTTGAACGGGACCACATTAATGCGTCTCCATGTGCCATAATCATTAGAACCAACATCCATTAGTGTATTAGTTGCCAATACCCAATTACACTGAGGTGTAAACGTAGTATGTTTCTTATGAATTTCACGAGCCTGGATCTTATCTGTGTTGCTCGTAAGCTGCTTCATTACACCTTCGTTGATCTTGTCTCCTTTGGATGGTTCATTAATACATACCAAACGGGCACCTTTTACATCTGCCATATAACCATTGTGCGAACCACTTCCTTGACGTTTTTCCGTCAATACAGTGGTAGGAGCATCTACTTTGTAGTCTCCCAATACTTTCTCCATTAAAGCCAACAATACGGATTTACCATTGGCACCTCCACCAGTGAACATTTGGAACTTCTGATTTTTTCCGTTGGATGTTCCATTCAATGTGGAACCAAGGAAGTTCCACATATATTCGTTCAATTCGGGTTCGGGGAAAAGCTGTCGCATAAACTCTTCGATTTCTTTAATAATAGGTTGGTGTTTTTTTGTTAGAGTAATATAATTAATATTCGTACATTTGGACAAATAGTCGTCGGGTCTAGCCTTACGGAATATATTCTCATTGAAATCAAACACACCATTCTCAAAGCATAGCAATTCTGGATTGGCATCAATCTTATCAATCAATTCATATTCGTGTAACTCAGACTTACACATGTTTACAATTTTTTTGACTTCTGCCTCCCTACCACATTTACTGTAAACAGTACAAGCTGCATTAGAATCACGTTTAGCATCAGGATCTTCCGCATGGGTAGCACTGTTTGCCAGATTAGTGTTCTCTCCCTCAGCACTCGATAATTTTGCTTGGGCTTCTACTAGTCGTTGTTGAAACAGCTTTCGAATATCATTTTGAATGTATAACCGCAAATCATTTCCGCCATCATCTTCAATATACCTGCCGTTTACAATTTTATACCAACAATTAGAACCACTATGCGACGCACATACAAATCGGTCTCCTACAAGCATACGAACCAACTTACAAATTTCCACTTCACTATAACCTGCACCATTGTCTGTGGAAACGTCCCTGAGAATGACATTTATCTGTCTATTTGTAGATTTTTTGATAATTTCTTGGTATTTCTCGGGACAATCATTTTTCGCCCAATATGCTATGGATCTCTTTGTAATGGGTTTGGTTGTAGCAGAGATTTTTTGTTCCCATTTACTGATTAAATCACTAATCGTGCCATAGTCAAATCGCGAACTTTGCGAACTGAATTTCAACCACAAAGGCAGAAACAAATAGACATTATCATCAGGACAAGAGTTTTTTAATGCACAACATACACGAAACCACTTTTCATAGGAACCAATATCGTAATATGTAGAAGGCAATGCCATTGTAAAATGCACAATATCAACCAATTCATAGTTCTTACCAATGGAATGAATGTATGCCATGTATTGTTCGAACATAGTATTCATTTGCTGTACTGTTTTAATAGTAAGTAGTTCATTCACATTGAAACTAAAATATGAACCAGATACATTGCTGTATTGAACAGCGTTATTGGTTAACGCATTAGTGGTTACCGTTCTGTTATTTGTCTGCGTCAATTGTTCGTAGGTAGAAATAAAAGCAGATTTCATAGGAAAGGACGGTAGTTGGGTGTTTCGCACAGACAACTCATACATATTGAAGTTTTTCATATATTCGTTGACGTTTAAGGAATCACATTGAAACTCTCCATCGTCTTCGTCATAGGTCATTTCATAAATGCTTGTCACAGCATACGCCTTGTGGTCTGGCTTTCTACAACCATACAATTGCCAACCCGTTTTACGAGTCATAATGGAATTATCAATGACTCCCTCCCAAGAAGTCTCATTCACTATGGGCAAATCCGAGAGAATATCAGGGTAAGATTCCATCATACAAGAACGAATGTGCTGTAAGCAAGGTGTATCTATCTCAATGTTGATTATCATATGTATACCATCCTTGGTAATCTTCTTGCTATGAACGCGATTGACATCAGCCTTCTCCATAATAAACGCTTTGATGGGTGTTGAATCAAAGTTATAGATGGACTTTAAACGGTCAAATATATCAAGAACCATCGATTCCACATGTTCTTGGGTATGCTGTCGCTCTTCTACTTCATAGTTATAATGAAAATCAAGATCAATGGCAAGAGGACCTGTATGACGCTGTTTTTCTGTGTAATAATCGCGCGTTTTTTTGTCATACAAATCACGTTTATAAAGTTCGTAAAAAGTATCTAGTTCTTCATCGGGAATGTGATATTTACCTCCGTGTATACCTTTTTGCTTATCGGGAATGCGTGTGTGTGTTACTTCTTCCCCTTCTTTAGCCACGTGTCGGGACATAAATCCATTAAAAGTAGTCGATTTATAAGCATTATTACCTTTATTGGATGAGGTATTCATCCCTTGGATAGAATACCTAGATATATTTTTCTCTAAATGTTTTGGCTTTGACCCATCAATTTTACTCATTTGTATGGAGGTAGATATGAATATAGAATATATAGGGGGTTATGTTTAACTCATTCTGTAAAAACATTTATTAGAGAAAAATTGAAAAATAACTCAATAACATAAAAAGATACATTATATATATAGCAACCATGCTGTTTTGCCAAAAATGCGATAATATGTATTACATTACATTGAAGAAAGAAAACAATAACGAGTTGGAATATTATTGTAGGTATTGCGGTCATCATGACAATACACAGGAATATAAAGACACGTGTATTATTAAAACAGATTTTACAAAAGGGGAGCAAAAATTTCATCATATTGTGAATGAATTTACCAAGCACGACCCAACTCTACCTCGTGTCTATAATATTCCTTGCCCCAACGAAAGTTGTAAAACGAATGGAAAAGAATCTAAGGGAACTCCCGAGGTCATTTATATCCGATACGACGATGATAATATGAAATATCTTTATATCTGCAATGAATGTAACACGAAATGGAAAAATCAATAAAATTGAATAAGATAAACTAACATTCCTACCATTACATATTTAGAAAGTTCTTATTATTAGTATATAATGGATATTGACGAAGATTACAATAATGATGTGAATGTAAATGATAATGAAGATTACATTGACTCACCCAAATCTTCTAAAAAAAAGACAGCCGCTGAGGATGTTGACGAAGAAGATGAAGACCTAGATGATGACGAAGAAGACGAAGACATTGACGAGGAGGAAGAAGATGAGGACGAGGAGGAGGGACAACCAGAAAATGAAGACGATGTATTTGCACCACTTAGAAATAATACAACTACGGCATCTACCCAGGATATTGATTTGGACGATTTAAGCGATGAAGAAGATGAATACCTACAAAAGATTGACGAAGAATTGCAACAAAACTTTCTACAAAACTATCATCCGGAACTTATTCAGCACAACCACGAAGAAGTAGAAGCCATGACTAAAATTACTAGAAATAGCGAAGGTGTTATTGTTGACCCCTTACACAAGACCATGCCCTTTATTACGCGATATGAAAAAGCAAAGATTATTGGAGAACGCACAAAACAACTGGAAACTGGTGGAACACCCTTTGTCAAAACCGATGTTAATACGATTGATGGCTATTTAATTGCTCTTAAGGAGTTAGAAGAAAAAAAAATTCCGTTCATCATTAAACGACCCCTTCCGAATGGCGCATGTGAATACTGGAAGTTGGAGGATTTGGAAGTATTTTAAATTTATTACACATTGGTTGGCTACATAAAAAATAATAACAATCAATTATTTTTTATGGTTATTTCACACGAACATATTTTTAATTTCTCCAGTTTTTACCACAGTCAAGACACGTCACAAAGATAGTTGCTGGCTCATCTGCACTTCGGGTTTGTAGTTCATAATACGTACATTTCTTTGATTTACATTTCCTACAAGTAAACATATCCGTCGATGCTTGCACTTGTTGATTGTCAAACTGATTGGCATCACGTATGGTTTTTTTGTCAATCAACTCCTTCCAACGTATTGGGTCCATTTCATAATGGGTAATTTTTTGTAGCTGCTGAATAGATAGTTCTTTGTTCTTTATGCTTTCATGTAATTGAGGATTGTTCAGGTTCTTGTATATTGTGCGAAACCGGCACAAATAAATAGTTATGAAGTTTTTATTGTCCCACTTACGAATCACCTTTCGGGTTCTTGCTTCGTTAATTGCATAATTATAAATCGATTTTTCTATATTAAATTGGTCTTTTTTATCTGGAAATAACGAAGCAAACTTGGAAGCAAGGTTTTCGCGGAACTTGTTAGGGTTTTTGATAGTAACGTTATTCATGGTTTTATTATTTGTTAGTGAATAAGGTATTGTATTTAATTCAATTTTATAGATATTCTTCTTCACATAGTTCGTCGGTGGAATTAAGCAATTCTTCAAACTCACTAGAAGACACGATTGCATTTACTGGTTCTTTCTTCTTCTTTTGCTTTCCTGCTCCACTGGTATTAATCTTCGTCTTTTTTGTCTTCTTCACAAGGGGTTTGTAGTCACTGTCTTCACTTTCCCCACTTCCATCATCCACTACAAATCCATCCTTATAGTATCCTGATTTTGTTCGTGGCAATCCTGGGTCTTCTTCTTCGGATTCTTCCGAATCTTCTGCACCTAGATCCTCAAATCCTCCAAATAGATGCTCATAAATGCTTTCCCATTGTGATGTAGACAACGAGTTGATTTCTCCATCCTTCTTATTGATAATCACACAATTACCAAACAATAGGTCCTTATCAATCGGAGGAGGGAAGTCATACTTGTTTTCCTGTCCTGCTCTACCTTCCTTCTTACCATATACCTCCAATTCATACGAAGTTCCCTTGACTTTGACCTTCCATTGTCCTAGTAGTCGGAATCCTGACGCTGACTTTGTTCCCGCCTTTTTGTAAAGATCATCCTCCCCAGTCCATTTGATCTTTTGTTCCTTAACCGTGCCGTTCTTCTCAATGATAATGATTTGTGTACTGACCATAGTGATAGGTGTTATTGTATAAAAAATAGAAGGGGGTTATGTTTATTCAATTTTTGTCTGTATTTGTTTTTATGATTTTTAACTTGTAGAACTTACTCATTTTATTTCAATGGGTCTGGAAGGAACAGTGCTTAATACATCCCAAGTACTGTCCCATTCAATATATTTTCCACGACGGTTTACAATATACCAATGAGTTTCCATGTAATTATTTTTACGCTCCCACCATTTACCTTTCAAATCGTCTATTTTTATAGAGGACACACTGGTTCCTCCTACACACAGTCCGTTGTAAAGTGTATATTTCACAGGAAACCAAGGATGGTTAAATGCCAATGCATACATAGTAGGTTGCAGAGCACGTTGTTCAATCATCTTTACAGTCAATTCATATTTAGGTTCAGATAAATTATCGATACTTAAAGCTCCATTGAAGACTAAATGTTGAAGGGTGTTGATTTCACCAGGCCAACTATCGCAAAAGTCAAAGTCAAAGTAATAAATCAATTTACGCACCTTATTGTTGTAGCGGAATTTCAATTCCCAACGGAGAGTTTCTTTATCGTAATAGTCATAAAGTAACTGGCATTGTCCATGAGGTAAACTATGAGATCCAAGGTTCGTAGGGTCAATTTTTACTTCTTCATAGAACTCAGGATCGTTTACTATATACTCATTCTCATATGCATCCTCACCATTCTCTGTAAAAACATCTTCTAGTTTTTTCTTACCTTGTAAAAGGGTGTATTTAATCTCACGTTTAATTCCATTTATTGAACCTCCGTAGCACTTGTCCACTTTGTTCATTACGTAAATGTTATCCACATCGGGTATCAATAGCAACGGAGTCATAATGTCCGTTGCCATTCCAAAGTAAAGAGCGTTGGTTGCCATAGTTTCTTGTTAGTTAGTTTGGTTGTTAAGTATGCTCATGATGAGAAGAAACAAACTATTTCAATTTTTTATTTGCTTTGCGGGTTGGTTTTTTATTTGCTTTGCGGGTTGGTTTTTTATTTGCTTTGCGGGTTGGTTTTTTATTTGCTTTGCGGGTTGGTTTTTTATTTGCTTTGCGGGTTTTATTTCCCCCTGTTTTCGATTTACTCTTAGGCTCTAGAAAATTTCTGATCGCCCGTATCACATCAGTGTTAAGCTTATCTTTTTCCACTAGTGGTTCCATTTGTTCCATTTGTTTATCTAGTTTTTCTTTTCTCATCTTTGTTATTTTAGGTATAAAAAATTGTGTTAAATCAGCAATTTTCTTTAACTTACTGCTATCTATAACTGCAAAATACGTGTCGCCCTTTGTATATGTATTGTCATTTCTAGAGAGAGCTTCTATGTCGGCCTCTGTAGGGATCAATTCTACAAAATAGTGTATTTCTCCATCAGGTAAAAAGTAAAAATAACCTTCTTCATAAGGAATACATTCACAAATATGAATACCATCGTCCCAAAATCCATAATAACTACTACCAACAGTGGGAACAACGGTTTGGTCATAATGTCCAGTTCCTTTATTAAAAGGTTTTACTATTTTACCTATACGTTTACCTATACGTTTACCAGTGGTTTCCTCAGCAATGACCCACTCTCCTTTTGTAAATCGTTCCTCTCTGGGAAGTGCCTTATATGCGGCTTTACCTACTTGTTCTGGGCTAAATTGTTCTTCGGCATATTGTTCAAATGCAGACATTGTTATTTATATTATATTGCGATTAAATTCTGATACTAAAATCTACTTTTTTGTTAGAAATCAGATGTGGGACTCTCTTTTTTATTTACTAATTAAAATATTGGTCTGTATTGGAATTATTTACATTGGACAACAACTATGGAATTATGTAAAGACATCCCAAGGATCTCCTAAACAAAAATCTAGACTATCGTGCGAAGTGAAAAAATACCAACAAATGATGGAAGAACTTACTACACAACAATCAACATCGAAACAGGTTAACGACAAAGACATTCATCAAGATTTAGCAAATTTTATGATGGAAGAAACAACAAAATTGATGCAGAAATAAAAACAAATATAAAAACAAACTCATAGTATTATTAGCAATCATGATATTGAATAGCAACCAGACACGCAGGCTGCTCGATAGAATGCCTCGTTTTGAACTTTCCTATGAAACCATTTCCCATAAGAAAGTTTCTGTTCAACACGATATTTGTCTTGCAATACCTAATGGAAAAAAGGTATTTGTATGGTTCACATTTTACCAAAAGCAAGATGTATGTTATTTAATGGAATGTAATCGTGATAAAAAAATTATACAGGTCACCAAACTCAATGGAAACTCGTGTCTTCCATTGTCTTATGGAACAATTCTGTATGGAACATTGGTAACCAATGAGACAAACACTCAACAACATATTGTATTACATGATATGTTCTATATGGAAGGAGTTTCTTGGAAACGACGCAACTTCCTAGACAAATTGGGTGCATGGTCCCATTTATTTCAGAACATTCAAAAAACATCGTGGAAAGACTTGTTTACATTACCTGTAATGTGGCATACCAATCTCCAAAACCTAAGTGAATATCCTTGTGTTTTACCAAAAGACAAATCTTTTGGTTATCCCGTACATCACATTCAATATCGCAGTTCTACAGAAATTATGCCATATCTAAACATTTATGTAAACAAGAAGTTCTCAGTAGTTTCCTTGCCATCCAATAAAAAGGAAAATTCATTGGCCTCTTTAAAAATCTTCATTCCTATGCGAATGAATATGAACAAACCCCAATATAGAATGCCCAGCGTTTTCCAAGTGTGTGCTGACCTACAAAATGACATTTATCATCTATATGCGTATGGTAAACAAGGAACCATGACTTATTATAATATTGCTTACATTCCCAATTACAAAACAAGTGTGTTCATGAACAAAATCTTCCGCAAAATTAGGGAAAATGACAATTTGGATTATATTGAAGAAAGTGAAGACGAAGACGATTTTGAAAATATCAAAGAAGACAAACATGTTAATCTAAATAAAAAGGTGGCAATGGAGTGTGTATTTAATAGAAAATTCAAAAAATGGGTTCCTATTAAAGTATTATATCCGAAAACCCGGATCGTACAAGCCATTAAATTGTAAAGGACTTGGTAAAGTATGCCCAAAAGAAAATACCCACAAAGCATTTTGCGAACAAATCTAAAATGTTAAACGCAATGTTCTTGAATTCTTCATCATATTCATAAAACACACCATAAAATGTCCATAAAACAAGGAATAATCCAAAGATGAGCATATTGTCAAAATTGTATTTTTTATGTAAAAACGTTTTATATAAATAACCAAACAAGGCAGCGAAAAATCCAAATCCAAGGACATTTGCACTAGTTCTGTTCATATAGTCAATCTCACCCAGATATCCGGTAATTATCATTGCCATATTTAATACCAATACAATGGCATACGTTCCTAGTTTCAAGGTGGATTTAGTATTGTAAACAAACACTAAACATAAAACAAGCAACATAAGAGGGGTAGTAATCATCCAATCCGTATACCGATTAATATTAATTTCCTTATAACTTACTCCTTTTTCCAAGTCCTTCACAAATTTAGAATAAAAGAATGTAGCAATCACAGAAATACACGTCTCTAAATTCAGAATATGACGGACCTTGACATCATCCGTAGTCATTGCCTCAATAAAGGTAATGGTAGCAGTGGTCATTAAAAAGACATAGGTAATATAAAAGGTCAGTTTTACAAAATAGTTTTGCTCTTCTTCTTTTTTCTCTTGCTGAAAACTGGGTTCCTTTTCTTCTATAACGGGTTGTTGATAAGGTTTACTTTCTATTGTATCCATTCTATATTATTTAGTTATATTTTATGTGTCGTCTATATATAGATGATTGGAACTGGTAGTGCTATATTTTCATTTACAGATGGTAAAGTATTACCGGATGTAACAACAACTGCAACTTCAGGGGGTGCTGAATTGAATGCGTTAAAAGTAGGGGGTGGTTCGTTAAAAAAAGCAAAAAAGACCTGTGTTAAGAAGACACAAAAAAAATATGTATCTAGAAAATACCCACCTTTTAGTGCGGCCACTTGTAAAAACCAAAAGAAATTGGGCAATGACCGAAAATATTATGTATCTAAAAAGGTCGGTGCTGTATACCGTTGGGTCCCTTTTGCGAAGAAATAAGTTATCGCATGTTTTTCATTAATAGATTAGTTATCAATAAATCACTTGCTTCTTGTTGTGGATTATCACAAGATGAAGACTTTTTCTTTTTTTTATCCGGATCAAATACCAGTTTCCAAGGTCCAGTTTCATCGAAATATGTATCCATTGCTACATAGTCCTTACTGGGGATTTGTTTGATAATGTAATTACACTTTTTATAATATCGGCGGCGTTTTTGCCATTGATTTTGAAATGTTTCATGACTATCTACAATGTCTACAATAATTGGATTCTCATGTTTGGCACGCAAAATACGACCTACGGACTGTGTAATATCGGTTTTAGGACTAGCCATTATCAATGTGGACAAAGTTTTGATGTCTAATGCTTCCGCTGCCATTGCATACGTTGCCAATACAATTTGTTTTGTTTCTGTTTCTTGTAATTTCTCTTGTTTCATTCCTCCTACATAGAATCCAACACTGGCTATCCCTTGTTCCACTATTTTTTCATGAATACTAGTAAGAAACGAACGATTGTGGCACAATATCATGATTTGTTTGTCTTCGTCTTCTTGTAGTAAATCGTGAATGACCTTGGTAATGAATCGTGTTCGTGGTTCGTATTCACACAGTTTGGAAATCATTGTGCTGAATTTGACCGAACCTTTAAAGTCGTATTCCACAGTATTGAATTCTTCATCATTTGTTTGATAATGAATGGCGCGCACATTGACTTTGTCTTCGTCTTTACGCTCTTCACTGTATATCTTGTTGCCGATGAACATATATAATACTTTGGTTAGTCCATCTTTGCGATCCACCGTTGCGGAAATTCCTAACATATTTGGGGTCACTGTTCGAAATAATGCCCTAGAAAATTGTTCGCTTCCAATACGATGCACCTCATCAACAATGGTTAACCCGAAGCTATCATACGCTCCTGGTCCATAATCTTTGTCATACAAGGATTGCAACATACCAATCACAATGTCCTTGTCTTCCACATCAAAATTGGGACCTTGTATTTTCCCTACGCGCGACCCTGGAATGAATTCTTCAATGCGTTCTATCCATTGATTCATCAAGAATTCTTTATGCACGATAATCAATGTCTTTTTTTGTATCAATGTAATAATTTTTAAAGCCATTACCGTTTTGCCACGTCCACAAGGAACCTCTAATATACCTCCGTTACCGTTTTTCTCCACATTCTGGGCAATATTTGTTTGAATGTGATCCATATACACCCCAATAATGTTTTCTTGATAATCACGCAATGACTTTGTAAATTCCAAGTTTATGGTATTTCCTTCTTGTAATTCTGAATTGGGAGGTAATCCATACCGTTCAATTCCATAAAATCTTGGTAAATACATCTTTTTAGCACTTTCGCGATATACAGGGAATTTACTGGCAGTATTAGCCGCTCCAAATTTATTGTTCATGGTCATTGGTTGCATCATTAACTCCTTTTTAAGGGACTCATAATCCTTTTCTTCTAAACACGCTTTGGGAATCGTATATCCTTTTTTCCCAAGATAACTTCGTTCAGAAACCTTAGTTTTATACTCATCTGATAACGGAGAAATTGTTTTTTGAATAGATTTCATTATAATTTTACTACAAAAGAATGGTTTAGGGAGTTCAATTTTATCACGAAACTAAAATAATATACATAAATAGTATATAAATGAAATTAATGAAATCTATACCTTCGTTCAAACCCATTGAAGTTGCCCTTATGGCTTCCTTCATATTGTTCATTGTTATGCCATTTGAATTACCTTCTATGGTTGTAACTACTGTTTCAAATCCACTTGGTTTATTGGCTCTATTTCTAACTGCTGTTTATCTTTTCTTCAACTTGCATCCTGTTGTTGCTGCCCTTTTCCTTTTTGCTGCATACGAACTCATTAATCGTGTAAATAGACAGACTCACAAGGTTATTATGGCCGAACATACCGCTTCCCAAGAGAAGAAGGATGAAAAGATGGAAAGAATGAACCCTGTAAAAAAGACCACCTTAGAAGAGCAAATGGTAGAGGAAATGGCTCCTATTGGACACAGTGACCCAAGTGAGTATATCACTACTTCTTTCAAACCTGTTGCCGAAGATGTTGGTTCTGCGTCTTTAGTCTAAGTGTTGAATAATAATAATTTAAATTTATTTCGTTATTATTATTTACTCTCCTCCTGCTGCTAGGAGTTTTTGATTGAGCATATCTGTCACTGCATCTACAAAAACTTTATGATCCTTATCCAAGTTTATTCTACCATTTGGTCTGTTTTCTATAACATTTAATCGTATCATGGTCATCAACGTTACTGTTATAAGTAGAACCATTAAACTACCCAATGCTAATTTATTTCCATCTTTAATCTTGAAAGCATACCTTGCTGTTAATACATATATTAATATTCCAGCAACAGAAGCTATCGAAGTAGCAAATTCAAATACACGAGTAGCCACAGGATTGAACGATTGTAATGTAAAAGGAGCAGATGGTTGAGATTTATAATTACCGTTGACCTCTGTTTCTTGTAAATACATATCACTTGTTGTTCCATCTGCCTTTGTATATGTATTATATTCAGGTAGTTTCATTTTATCTACAATTATTAAACTAGAAAGAACTATACCTACACCGAATATGATACCACTAGCGGGGCTGGTGGTGAATAGTAAGCTGAAAATAACAACGGAAAATACTAGTAATAATACATCAATCAGTTTACGTATAGAATGTAACACCAACTTTCCTTTTGTTCCATCCTTAGTATCATTCTCTACTATAGGAGCAATGAAACCGACTAATATTAACCGAATAACTGTCAATTTATAAGCAACAGGAACTACAAAATAACATATCACCACCAATACTAGAAACATAAAGAAATTTATAATCATTTCCTTTAACCGAAGTTCACTTAAATCCTTTGTCATGCGAGAATTGATAGGAATTTCATACGTATCTAATTCTTGCTGAGAAGCGCCCGTTGGATTACAATCAATGTAAATGTCATCTTCTTTCTGTCTTGAAATATTCTGTTTGGGAATAATGTTAAAGGCTTTCTTATTGGGTTCCGTGAGTCTTGATTTATTTCCTGTAATACCTTCTCTTTGTTCTAAGATACCTTCGGGGGTTGTAGGTTTAGTATAAGCAATAGTAATGGGATTATGAAATACATATACATTGTCATATTGATAACATTTTTCTTGCCGAGGTATCATATCATTCAGCGTAAGAGAATATTTTGTATTATCTTTTTTCCCTTTTTGTAACATAATTGCATCGACTTCCGTCTCCCCTCTTGACACAATCATAGAACCATATTGTTTCAAAGGATAAACTACATATGCTTTGTTATTATATTTATCCATATGCTCAATAATTAGCTCACCTAAAAATCCAGAATCTTTTTTGTAATGAACTGGTTTCGATAAAAATAAATAGGTAGCGTTATATCTCTTTGTATCTTTTGCGTCATCCGTATCAGTGGTGCCTCCGCTCATTACATAAAATTCATGTTCAGGAGTAGAACTCAACGCTGCAATATATCCATCCCTGTCATTTCCTTGTAATTCGCCACCTAAAATCGTATGCGTTTTGTAATTATATACTAAATTTGTCTTTGTAGTTTCTGTTCCTTTTTCACTTGAATTAAATACCATAATAATACACTATATAATTTCCATATAGTTTATTTTGACAGAGAACGTTCAATGGTTAAAGATAGGGAATATATTGAAAAGTCCCGTTTTCGTAGATTGTTGCTAAAAAGGTGTCATTATAACCTTCCGCATATACGTTTGAACCATTATGAATCTCATCGCATCCATATTCACCAGAACAACTTTTTCCGTTCACACTCAACGGTAATTTGGTATTGACAAATCCAGTATTGGAAATTGTGTAATACTGCCATTTATCACGACCACTCATTAATCGGCGCCCCATTAATGGTAAAATCAGGTTTTCATTCATACCACCTTGCTTTGTCAATATACCGACTTGCTGATAATCCATATTTAGACCACGGGTTTCAATATTCACAGGAATACCACGAATGTCTCCACTATCTGTGTCATGAATATATCCACTCTTTTTCAAGGGTGGAGCATATGGATCCGATAAAGGGTCTCGACGTGTGGAAATACCTCCCATTTGAGCCGGAGGATGTTGGTGGTGAACTGTCACAATCTCAGGTCGTGTAGATTTTTTTGTTTGCGGTTTGTAGTAATTAATCACTACTAGTCCTGCTATAATAACAGCTATTAATAAAAATACTAAAGTTAGGTTTTCAATACAAAATACACCTGGAGGGCACTTTTTTGGCATCTATATTATCTATACAAATTTTTGTCTAGATAATTAGAATTTAAACGCATCAACAAACATATCACCGCCTTTCTTAAATTTCTTTATCCAAGAAGTCATTAATGGATTAATTTCATGATCCACATCATGTTGGAATTGTTTTCCTTGTCGGGTAAACACATCTTCCTTTAGACGTTTACAATTATAACAACGGTCCCTTACACTCTTGGGAAAATGAATAATATGAAATCCAAATAAATCAAAGATACATCTGTCTAATTCTTCTAATCTATCCCATATGTAACTTTCTACTTTTTTAGCAGGAAGACAAATTGCTTCCAGAAATAAAATGGGAAGAGTAAAAAATATCAAATAGGTTAATTTTCCAAGAATATCTAATACATACCAAAAGAAGCATTTGGTGAAGTTTTGAAAGAATTTTACACCACAAAATAAATTAGTCAACATATATTCACCACTATATTGCACAAAATAAAGAATATGTAAAATTCCAAACCAAAAACCCAATCCAAGATCACGACCAAGACCTAAAATAAGAGCATCGTATATAATATATTTAATCGCTAATCCTAGATTTTTAAACACTTTTCCTACTTTTTTAAAAAAATCGATTAGTGTTTTTAAGGGTTTCATAAGTGGGTCAACAATCAGTTTGGGAAGATCTTTTATTTTCTTAATGATACCACCCAAATCCATAGCACCTCCTCCTCCAAAAGCCTTTTTAATGTTTCCAAAAATTCCTTCTTTAAAGCCTTCTTTCATTTCGTTATCCAATGCGTCTAAAAATTCATCTTCATAGTCTTCGTCTTGTGCGATTTTAAAAGCTTCTTTTAGTTCCTTATTTGATTGTTCCTTAATTAACTTTTTTAATTCTTTTTTCTTTTGTTGGTCCAGCATAAATTAATTCGTATCTATAATATCCATAGAAACAAATTACAATAACCGAAAATTAATCATTCTTTGTACGGTATTTGTCATATTTATTAGCAAATTTCTCAGCACGTTCTAATAAAGGTTCCAACTCTTGCACTTTGGATAATAGTTTCTCTTGCGTTTCGACAAAATCAGGGAAATCTTTGCGAAGGTCTTCTAATGCCTTTTCATTGTCTTTGGTAGTTTCCTCGTCTTCTTCTTTCGCCTTTTCTTTTTTCTCTTTGGCTAGTTGCTTTTTTGACTTTTTACCAGACTTCTTTTTGTCTTCTTCAAATCCTTCTTTTTCCTCTAAAGGTGGCAAATTCATACTAATTAGACTGCTAAATATCATTGTTACACCTAAAATAACCACCATATTCTTGCTAAAGAAAGAAGTCAAATAGCCGATGATGAACAATATTATAACCGAATTCACGTCATCTCTTTGAGCATAATAGATTACTTGGAAAAATACTAAGAATACAAGCAAATATAATACAATAGGACTATGTAATAAATTTTTTACAGGCATTGTCTTAGGTAATTTCATTTAATGTATATACTTAAATTAGATAATTTCTAATGTTCTTCTGTATCTATTTCTTGAACTACTTCTCCTTCCTCTATTACAGAGGACGAAGAAGAGGATGTTGTCTCGATATCACTTCCGTAATGTTTCGGTATATCTCCTCCATAAATTTCCAACACTTCTTTTACTACTTCTTCTCGTTGAATGTCCGTATGTTGGAATTCAATACTGGTAATGCTTGAAGAACGTTTTCCACGAAATTTATATAAGAAATCTTCTAATCCATTCAACTCGTTTATGCGGTCATGCTGGTCTAAATCACCAGTAATGACTAGACGACTATTTTCTCCTAAACGAGTCATTAACATTTTCATTTGAGATATTGTAGAGTTCTGCATCTCATCCGCAACAATCCAACAGTTCTTGAATGTACGACCGCGCATATAACCCAATGGTGAAATCTCAATAACTTTTTCTTCTATTAGTGCGGTTACCTCTTTGGGGGAAATAAAATTATAAAGAACATCATATATCGGACGAATCCAAGGCGCCATTTTCTCTTCCAGTGTTCCGGGTAAATAACCTAATTCTTCGTCAACGCTTACAGAAGGACGAGTAAAGATTAACTTTTCACAATGACCTAGTAAAAAATTCCGTATACCGTTTTCCGTTGCAAATATTGTTTTTCCTGTTCCAGCTGGACCGGTTGCTACTACGATTTTTTTGCTTTTCTGTCGTAATAGTTTTAAATAATCTTTTTGACCATCATTCTTGGGGGACGTAAATTTGGATTCAAATGCTCGTTGTTCGTTGTGTGATAAATGCTGCATATTTTCGTAAGTTTGACGCTGTCTTACTATGGAATTTTCTTGTTCTCGTTCTTTTTCCATTTCCATTAAATAGTCATGGATCATTTCTTTTTCTTGATAGCGACGCGCCTTTTTTCCAATACGTTTGGGAAGAACTTCATTTTTTTCATCCCCCATGAAGTCTGGACTATTATGTTTGTTATACTTCATATATTATGCACCTACAATTATAACCTAAATAAATTGTATTCTTTATATAATAAAAACATTCGATTATATTTTTTTCTATACGATACAACGAGTATAACATTAATTACAACAAGTTATTTTCTAAAAGATAATAAAAATCTGCTTACTATATTATTTAGGAATCAATGTCCGAGATAACTAAGACCGCTCCAATCACTACTGAACCTCTTCTTACACCTGATGAAAACCGCTACGTTATGTTCCCAATTAAATATCCAGACATTTGGGATATGTATAAACGTTCCATTGACTCTTTTTGGCATACCGGGGAAGTTTCCTTGGCACAGGACTTAAATGACTGGGAAAAACTAACAAAAGACGAACAGCAATTTATTAAAATGGTATTGGCATTTTTTTCTAGTAGCGATGCCGTTGTAACCGATAATCTTGGCACTCGCTTTATGAATGAAGTTCAACCTTCAGAAGCTCGTGCATTCTATGGATTTCAAATTGCTATTGAGACTATACATTCTGAAATGTATAGCATCTTGATTGACACCTATATCAAGGACAGTGATGAAAAGGACAGGCTATTTAAAGCTACACAAAACTTTCCTTGCATTGCCAAAAAGTTTAATTGGGCACAGAAATGGCTAAACGATAAACGTTCTAGTTTTGCTACACGATTGGTTGCATTTGCTTTGGTAGAAGGATTATTCTTCTCTTCTTCCTTTGCAGCCATTTATTGGATCAAAAAGAGGGGTCTTCTACCTGGACTAACCTTCTCGAACGAGTTGATTTCTCGCGATGAGGCACTACATACTGAGTTTGCCATCTTACTATATTCCAAACTAAACAAAAAATTACCTAAGAAAAAGATTTATGAGATTGTGAAAGAAGCTGTAGACATTGAAAAAGAGTTTATTTTAGATGCTATTCCTTGCCGTATGATTGGTATGAATTCTAAATTAATGAGTCAATATATCGAATTTGTTGCAGACCGTATTTGTCTACAACTCGGTTATGACAAGATTTATAATGCATCTAATCCATTTGATTTTATGGAACTAATTAGTATTGAATCGAAAGTTAACTTTTTTGAGCGTATTAACGCTGAGTACGCATTGGCTGATAAAACAGACAAAGGGGATGTCTTTGAGTTCAATGCCGATTTTTAATTTTTATCAATCTTCATAGATAACAAAAATTATTCTTGTTATCTAGATTTTATCCAGCGAACTTATGTCTATTAGTTGGTTCTCATTTCATAAAATTGAATAACATACAGTATAATAGGGAATAGAACAAGCATCTATATCAAGAATGAAAGGAACTGAATTATATGAAACAATTACACAAGTATCTACTCTGAATGAAATTATACAATCAGTAAACGGTAAAACAAAGGCAGAAACTCAATCAAAACGAGGTAATTTAATTGAAAAACTATGGATTTATGTTATCATGTTTGGTTTTGTTGAGATGCTATCAAATGACGAATACGACCATTACGAAGGAAATATCAATACATGTAAATTAAAAATAGTTGATGATTTACAAACTTTTCTACAAAATTTACAAGTATTCAGCAAAGGTAAGGGTGGTTCAAGCGACATTACATTACGAAATAGATATACTGGAAAATGGGTACTTATGTCATCAAAGTATTATGATCATGATAGAAAAAAGTCTATTAACAACTACGATGTTGAAAGAATTTTAGCGGTTACAAAACAACACGCACACAAGTACAAAGAATACGATATTTATTTACTGGTAAACGACAAACAAGCCGTTTTAGATATTATTTCATCATGTCAATCCACTAATAATTACATTAAGGACAATATCTATCGCATTTTAGATTTGAACGATTTGGAAATTGGGTTTCAAAATCTAAAACAAGCTATACAACATGTTAGTATTGACGATGTTAATTCTATATTTTGTAATACAAAAGTTCCGTTAGAATTGCGATTTCATCA